TGCTTCAATAACTGCCATTAAACTGTCACCATCCTTGGAAGAACACCAAACAAATCGAAACGTGAATTAGCCGCAAAAGCCGCTGTTCCACCTGCTATAAACACATCTATTTCAGTTACCGCCGCTTGGTTTTTCCAACAAAAAGTAGTCATAGCAATTATGTTTGGGCTACCAGCAGCGTTCATGTTGTTGGCTCGTAGACTTTGCAAAGAAGTGTATTTTCCTGCATTTATATCAAACATGGTGCAAACAAAACTTCCAAAAAAATCTGCTGTGGCAGTTGACTTAGGTATAACCGCAATGTCAGCGTTAGTTAAACTTTGAAAATACGCACTATCATCAGTTCCGTTACCTTGCAAAATTTGACCTACATAATTGCTTCCTGTGTCATTATTGAAACGCAGGTTTACAACACCGTCAGTAGTTAAACTTCTAGCAGAACTTATTAAAACAAGATCCATGTACTGTGACCAGTCATTAGCACCAGTTGAACTTTGCATTTGAACATTGCTAGTTGAAGTTCCTGAAACGACAGTAGTTATTAAAGGAACCCACGCTTCACCATCCGTGAGAGTGCCATCAACAATGTAATCAGGTGTCGCTGTGTTAATTGTTTGTGTCATTACGCCACCTCATATCTGATTAGAACAATACCAGCCGAACCGTCAGCACCAATAGTCAACGATCCATCATAAGCACCGCCACCACCACCGCTACCAGTATTAGGAACACCACCATAAGCGGCAGCACCACTAGCACCTTTACGAGCATCACCGCCTATTGAAGAACCACCAGTGCCTTGAGTGCCTGTACCTGAGCCTCCGCCACCACCAGCATAATTTTTATTTGTAGCCGTGATACCTATATAAGAAGCACCCGCGCCACCATTACCACCAGTAGTACCTGAATGATTACCGCCGACGGCACCTGCGCCACCGCCGCCACCTGCACTGTAATCGCCAGTGTAATTACCACCTGTACCACCAGCATTACCTGTACCTGAACCACTTGTTGAACCACCACTGGTAGTGGCACCTGTGTAACCTGAACCACCACCCCCACCAGAGGCACCAGCGCCACCATTACCACTTGAGTATCCTCCGTGACCTCCGTAACCGCCTCCAGAAGCAGTTACACCTAAAGCAACAGAATCAACCCCTGCGACACCAGTATTGTTTTGGCGACCTGCACCGCCTGTTCCAACAGTAATTGTGTAAGGAGAAGAAGCAGTATCAATAGTGACTGTGCCTGTTTGAACACCGCCAGCACCTCCTCCACCACCAGCAGTATTGGCGTTTGATTGTCCACCGCCGCCTCCTGCTCCGCCAACTATCAGATAAGTAGCATCGCCAGAACCAGCAGAAACAGTAAACGTGCCAGAACCCCTGAAAGCATGAACACGGTACGTTGTACCAGAATCCTCATATTGGGTAATAATCCCACCAAAAGCAGTAATCGGGGCTGCAGCACCACCAACACCATTTAACCAATCAGACACAGCCGTAGAAGGATGTGACCTAGCCACATCTTTACGACCCTTCCAAGTGGAAACGGCTTTACTAGGGGCTGTCCTATCTTGTCGAAACATTAAGAACCCTTTTAAGCAGTTATTCTATTTACAAAACCATTTACATTAACCACGTTAGCAGCCGCTGCAAAAGCCTTAACTACAAGACCATTCTGCAAAAGCAATCCGGGGCATACAAGCACCCAGCCTGCTTCGGCTGTAATGGTAATTTCTGTTAATTCATCTGGCGATGTTGCACCACCGTATTCAATCGTCAGTTTCCTGTCCGTTGAATCAGTGTTGCAGGCATACAACCAGATTTCATCTTTGTTAGATGTACCCGATACGGCGGTATGAATAGTTGTACCAGCAGTAGCCGTAGCCGCCACCTTAATATTTTTACCGTTAGTGCCGCCTGACAGTAACTCTTTTGAATATGTCGCCATATTACCTTTCCTTTATTTAACTGAAAATTTGATTATTCAGAAGTAGTTGATCGTTGTTAGTAGTTACAGAAATAGCAGGAGTAGCGCCCCCTGTAGAAACAATAGGAGCCGTACCTGTAACAGCAGTCACTGTTCCAGCAGTAGCAGCAGCCCATTTCAAACCTGATGCTTCAGAAGAATCTGCTGTTAAAACATAAGTATTACTACCAACCGCTAAACGTGTTACCGCATCAGAACTAGTAGCAACAATAATGTCACCCTTAGCATCAACAATGTCTTTCTGCACAACACCCGGAGTTGTATTAACAAAAGTTTCTATATCCGTAAAATTGGTGTTCATTTCGCTGGCAACTATTGTTGTTCCAGCGGAAAAATCGTTTGTAACTGCTAATGTCGCCATTTATCGCAATCTCCTCGGCGTGTATGTGAAAGCCAACGCATTTACTTCCCAATGATTATTTGTGGAAGGTCCGTTTACCTTCATACTAATACTCTGTGCTGTCCCAAGTGTGGGCAAATTAACAACATCTGCTGTTAAATTACGGGCAATAGCATCCCATTTTGCTACATATGCAGAATCAGGGTCAGCATCATCCCATTTAGCGGTACCCCACAAAGAATCAGATGTTTTACCACTAATAGACAAATCAAAACTATTAGTTTGAGATGACTTATCGTAATCTTTATAAATTTGTATAGGTAAAGTAAGCGTAGTTTCTGCTGACAACACCACTCTTGGGCGACCCCAACGTTTTTTAACAATAGGATCACGCCCAACAACCCACCTAGTAGTGAAATAAGACGTTATATGTGAAATCGCAGTAGACGCATAACGGTCAGTTGTACGATTTTGTGCATCTTCCACATCAATCACAACGCCAGTATTTGCTACGCATCCTGCGTAAACTGTAGGCGAAGAATTGGGTGGACGATACGCATACAGTGGACCAGCATCAATATCGCTCATAGTCCAAGAACCACCTTCGCCCATAGTCGGGTCATACATGAAAGTTCTTCGAGTAGTAGCGCCATCTTCAGTCCAGTCAACTGAAACATACAATTTGTTGTTACCCCACGCTAACTGCGGGGGGTTACTAGTCAGGTTATCTATACGCCCGTCTTCAATAGCGGGCTGCAATTTGGAAAACAACCATATGAATTGTTGCCCATCGTAAACGTAAACTCCTTGATCTGCGTGCCAAAAGAAAGTTCCAAATGTTGAAGAAACAGGGGAAGATTCTGGTATCGAACCAACATTGTTAGTTGCTGTTGTTACTTGAAAAGAATCAGAATCAAAACCGTAAACAGCGTAAACACTATTAGATTTGAAAACTAAAAGTCTGTCTCCTGCTGGTACAAGCCCTGTAATATAGTCACCATGCTCCCCTTTATCAATATCAACATAATCAGACGCAGACCACTTCTCGGGATCATTCGCATTGGACCATCTGAGTCGGTACTTGTATCCGGTACTACCCTCATACGTATACCCTGCCCACGCAAAATTGTTCCAAAACGCTACGTATTGCGCTTGAGGGAAGTTCCCAGCGGAACCATCGAGAGTGGTTCCTAAATCTGCACCTGAAGAACCATCCCATTTAAAAGACGGTTTATCGTAAGAAACACCGTAAGCGATGTTGTTCATGGTCATGCCGTAAACACGCGAACCGTTGGTTCGCGCTGTTATTCCACTAACAGTAGTGAAATTAGTAGACGCAGAATGAGCAACAGTAGTTCCATAATTAACTAACAGTTGACTAGTTCCTGCATCTGTGTACAAAGCCCAAATGCCTTTAACATCAGCACTTAATGCTGTTGTGTTGCGTCTATCTATGCCATCACGTTGACGTATTCCACCACGAGGGTCAACAGTGACATTAAGCATGTCGGGAGATTCGTTTTCAGCAAGATTAAACTGATCGGAACGAAAGTTAAGACCACCAGTAAAGGCTTCTAAAACTTCAAGTTTAAATTGGCGTGCCATCAACCTTTACCAAATAACCCCGCCGGAATTGCTGTAACGTAAACCGCCTGTACCCACAGCATAACGAGTCGCTATGCGACTGTTAGCAACCATAGGTTGAGGAGCAGGAACGTCAGCGTACCTGCGACCAATATTGTCGAGATCAGTTTGGAATTGTAATAAATATTGTTGAGCCATCACAGGATCTTCCTGCTGTAAATAGGCTTTAGCAATAGCGTAAGTTACAAGAATAGGATGAAAAGGTGCAGGTAAATCAGGTGAAGAACCTGATGCTGAACCAACACCAAAATCTGTTGGGTTTCTCATAATGCGAGCGTGAATAGTTGCAGCGCCATCAGGGGTTGGATACATACATACTGTGTCGTTCCAAAAACTCCATTCCCAAGGCTGACCACTTGTAGTCACATTAAGAGGGTAAATAAAATCTGCGTTGTCGTTACCAATAAACTCAAGAACATGATCGTCATTACGTAACGACATTATTTCACGAATACCTTGCGTGATAGCGTCAGGTGCTCCCGCAATTGTTGCAAGAGTGTATTTTTTAGTTCCACCAACAGTGTTAAAAGTTGTTGACGTTTCAAAAAAAGGCCAGCGTTTTTCACTGTAAACAATCGTGTCAAAACCTTGACCAATCATATTGTCAAGAACAGTGTCAGAAATATCAGTTGCATCAATGTCAACAACTGAACGGACCTGATCGCGCATTTGTTGCAAAGTCATTGAAGTCATTAAACAGCCGCTTTCTGTCTAGTGTGTCCAATACAAAGCGATGTACCCGTGACGGGGTGCGCTTTACACGCAGTCCCGCCACGAGTCGTCGCAGAGCAAGATCCGTCTAGAAAGTCGGGAGGTGCCTCAGCAAAAGACGATGCTGGTCTAGACCCAGCCACCTGACCGGCGGCATAAGTACTAGGCGCAGAACCGCCGCGCGAAGCGGCAAGTTCAGCATTTCGACCATGTGCGAGGGCGAACTCTCTACCCATTTCTTACTCCTTTGCTTGCAATTGATACAAGAACTAAACCCTTACTTAAGCAGGGGTTATACCGTAGATGTATCCTTGACGAGCGCGGTTGCTGATCGTCAAGTTTCCGTAGCACAATATTTGTGCATAACGTGCATCTTGGTTCGTTGGTCGCACGAACGGAGTCGGCTGGAACCAAGTGTCTGTGTGAGCAACAAGACGTAGATACTTAGTGTTAAGCATGTACATTTTGCCTTCACCGGCTAGTGTGCCGTCATAAGTTACAGGAGCGCCCTTGAACAAAAGATTCTGGAAACCAGCATCTGCTGTCTTAGCGTCTGTGTAACGTAGTTGTGGCTGAAGCAATGCTTCATATGCCTCATACTGTGACTGTCCAGTCATAATAATCGTAGGCTGATCGTTACCAACCGATACGTCATTGTAAGTATTTGACATTTGAGCAAGTGTTATAGCACCAGACATGTTATGAACTTTTGATCTCCACCAAGAGTTATCTGAATCTGTTGCATCAATTCCACCGAAAGAGGAACCACCTGCGTCATTACCAAGACCTACACAGGCTGAAAGCCCAAGCATGTCTTTACCACTGTTACCTGTACCATTGCCGAAAAGCATGGTGTTAAGGTTTTCAATAATGGTTTCTTCCGTTTGCATGATCTTTCCTTCGAGAAGGTCGATTACTTGCTCTGGTCCATTATTTTTTGCTTCTTCAATACCAGTTATTGTTACAGTTGCAGCATACTGTTTCCAGTCAAACTCAGCGGCTGTGATGCCTGTCTGAGCAGTTGTGGAAATAGTATCTGATCCTGAGTAAGAACCGGCAGTTGAGTTTGATCCATAAATTATTGGAACAACGATCTTTGCTCCGCCACTTACGCGCCGAATGGTTTGTCCATTGGTAAGCGCATAAAACAGTGGGCGAGCAGTAAACACGTTATCCGCAAGTTTAGGAACATAATTATTCAGCGTTGTGCTGAGTATCTCATCAAAGTTGGTGTTACCCGCTACCATTTGATTTTTCTCCTATTAATTGTTTGATAATTGTTCGTTCGCCAGCGCAAAAGCATCCCGAATTGAATTAATCGCCTTGTTAGTATTCGTTTCCTGAGTGGTTGAAGGACTTCCAACCGTAGATTCAACTACGTTTGCAGCACGTTTTTCTTCAATAATGTCAGCAGTTTTTGCTTTGTTTTGAAGATCCCCATACGTCATGTGAGCGTATGCGGCTTCAAGGTTGCCGATATTATGTTTCAAAGCGTGACTGTAAAGTGCCTTCTCATCAATCTCAGTATTGAATTTAGTAGACAATTCTTCCACTTCTTTTTGCATATTTTGCTGTCTGTTAGCGCGATTCTGTTCTTCAATGGATTGT